GATATACCACTGAAATACATCCACACATTGCAGCCATAATTGTTAAAAACGTCATTGGATCATAAGAAACAAACATTTTACATTTATTAAAATATTCTACACACTGTGATTTACTAAAACTATATGGTATTTCATATAAATTTTCTTGAAATACATAGTAATTTATGGGATTTTTATGAGCGTACTGTTTTCGTGTTGCATAACAAATACCAGTTCTTTCACTAAAATTAGTTTGTTTAATAATTGGATCAATATGTATTATAGTCAATAATTTATATATATTTCCGATTTTTTCTGGATTTTGAACAAATTTTAAATCTGAATTAAAATAATAAACTAACTCATTTTTACTCCATGTATTTACAATATTAGGAGATATACCAATATGTATTCCAATAGGAGCTAATATCCATCTTACAACATGAAGTTTATTTAAAGGATTTCCTTCGGTAATTTCAGGGTATATTATAATTGCATTATCATCTATATCATTTATGTCTATATAATCATTAAAACATGAATTTATTATTTTTTGATTAGTAGAATCAAACATTTTTACACAAATATTTGGAATTTCTAAGTCTTTGATATGTTTTCCTAAGTTATAAAGCGCTAGAACACCACCATTGTATTCTTGGAAATGATAAGTATATATAACTAATTTCATTTATAACATTTTTATTATTTCTTTATATTATAAAAAACAATAATTTACTATTTAAAATACCATTTATATAGTAAAATTAAATTAGTTAAATTCACTTATATTTTTAATATTAATATAGGTCTATGAGCCAAAATAAACTATTGAATTCTCCATATATGCCTAATATCTCTAAATTATTACTACATTATAGTACGACCAATTTGTAATAATTCATAAATAATATATATTTAAATATATATTTAAAAATATAAATGATTACTCCAGAGTTAATACATATATTAAAAAAACTTAAAGATATTGGATGTGTAGGTATTAAAATTTCGTTTGAAGATGAAGGGGCTCAGTATAATGAAATTGTATCTATGCGTTACCTAACAGCCCTATTAGGTCTAGACTTATCTATTAAGATAGGAGGTGGTGAAGCTAAGAGAGATATTGTTGATTGTATGCATTTGAATGCTGATATTATTATCTCTCCTATGATTGAAACCAACTTTGCTCTCTCAAAATTCTTAACTATACTTAAAAACAATGGATATACCGGTAAAAAAGGGTTTAATCTAGAAACTATTACATCTTATAATAATCTCGAATCTTTTAAAAAATCATTTGACGATTTAGATTATCTTATATTTGGTCGTGTTGATTTTGTTTGTTCTTTAGGTAAAGATAGAGATTTTGTTGATACGGATGAAATGTATAATTATATATCTACTGTTTTTTCAGCTGCCAAAAAACATAATATTAAATGTTGTATGGGTGGTGGTATTAGTAATAATTCTGAAAAATTTATTAAAAATCTTGTTTCAAATAATCTTCTAGATAAGTTTGAAACAAGATATGTCATTTTTGATACCTCAAAAATTAATCTAAATAATTTTGAACAACTTATTATAAATGCTACTAAGTTTGAATTAGAGTGGATTAAATACATTAGTAACAGATATCAAGAGTTTGCGAATAAAGATGCGAATCGTATTGTTATGATTGAAAATAGATTTAAAAAAGCATCTGAATAGATTATTATCTAATTTAAAACAATTTAACTAATATAGAAAGAATGAAAGTTAGTGATTATATTGTAAATTTTTTATTGAAAAACAAATTAGATACTATTTTTACAATTACTGGTGGTTTTTCTATGCATCTTAATGATTCTTTTGGTAAAACACCAGGCTTTGAAATTTATTATCAACACCACGAACAAGCATGCGGTTATTCAGCTGTTGGTTACGGAAAAACACTTGGTAAACCAGCAATTGTTTGTACAACGGCAGGTTGTGCTGCAACTAATACAATTAGTCCTTGTCTGGTTGCTCATCAAGATAGTGTACCTGTATTATTTATTTCGGGACAAGTTAAATCAACTGAATCAATTAGAAGTATTAATACAGAGTCTATGAAACTACGTCACTACGCAGGTGCTGACAGTGATATTATTTCTATGGTTACACCTATTACTAAATATGCTTATGAAATATTAAATGTAACTGAAATTAAATCTGTTTTAATTAAGGCTGTATATAATCTTATTAATGGTCGTCCTGGTCCTGTATGGTTATCTATTCCTGTTGATATTCAAAGTATGCTAATTGATGATGACGATATTCCTATTATAACTAAAGTTAATGATTCCGTTCCTGAATTTATTATACTTAATAATATAAGTGAACTATTACAACAATCTAAACGTCCAATTATTTTAGCAGGAAATGGAATTAAACTTGGTAATTGTAATAATAAATTTAATGCTTTTATAAAGAAATATAATATACCTTGTGTTGTATCATATCATGGTACAGACTTGCTTGAAACGAATGATATATTATATTGTGGAAAAGTTGGATTAATTGGTGATAGACCAGGTAACTTTTCAGTACAAAATTCAGATCTAATATTATCTCTTGGTTGTCGTATGTCACAGGGAATTATTGGATACAAATCTGACTGGTTTGCCAGAGAAGCTAAAATAGTATATATTGACAACGATAAAAATGAATTAATGAAAGATAATATTAATTATACTCTTAAGGCAGATATGGATCTAAATACATTTTTTGATAATTTTAATTATAATTTACCTGATTATACAAATTGGGTACATAAATGTAACCATTGGAAACATAAATGGATGTTTGAAATTCCAGAGTGTTCTGATGATTCTAATGGTATTAATCCTTATTTTGCTTTAAAAAAGTTTTTTAATGTAGCCCCTGAAAATAAGATAATTATTGTATCATCAGGTTCTATTATTACTAATGTATGGCATATGACAAGTATTAAAAAAGATGATAAATTTTTAATAAGTAGCCAAGGTGATATGGGTTTTGAACTTACTGCATCTATAGGTTCCAGTATTGCTGCTAAAGATAAAATGATTATACCTATTTTCGGAGAAGGTTCATTTCAATTGAATATTCAAGAACTACAAACTATAATTCAATATAAGCTTCCTATTAAAATAATGATATTTAATAACGGTGCTTATGGTGCTAATCAAATAACACAAAATAACTTTTTTAAAGCTAAATTTGGTGCTGATACATCAAGTGGATTATCATTTCCAAATATAGAAAAGATAGCTAACGCATATGGTATTAAGCATATAAGTTCAAGTAAAAATATAGATGTTGACCAAGCACTTGATGCTTTTTTAAAGTGTACAGAAACTGTAATTTTAGAGATATTTTGCTGTGTTCAATCACGTTATCCTCGTCTTAATGCTATTAAAAATGATGATGGAACTTTTACAAACAGACCGTTTGAAGACATGGAACCATTTTTATCACGAGAAGAATTTAAAAATGAAATGATTGTTAATATAGTTTAACAAAACAGTGAGTAGATACTTTAATAGTATACTTTTCAGGAAATATTACTAGACATCCAATTTATTGTCAATATTTATATTTAGAAGAATTTACTAATTCTGATAGAATTATAACAGAATGATTTTGTTAGGGAGCTTATCATAATATGTCAATTGAAGATTTTTAAAATAAAAGAAATTTTTATAACCTTAAGATATAAAAATTTTCAAAAATAGTTATTTTGAAGAGTGTTTTGCATATTTTCAAAATTATGCATATCATTTATAAAAGGAACTATTGATATTTCCTTATTAAATTTTTGTATATCTTCCCATTGTTCTTTCACTAAATGAATCGTATCCATTGCATATGGTATATCTTCTAAACCATAAGCTATACCATATAAATTATCTAAGCCTTTACTTTTAAGATATTCAGCAGCCGCAGTAGTTGTATTTATCCATTCTAGTTTAGTTAAATTATCAAATGGATATACCACTGAAATACATCCACACATTGCAGCCATAATTGTTAAAAACGTCATTGGATCATAAGAAACAAACATTTTACATTTATTAAAATATTCTACACACTGTGATTTACTAAAACTGTTTGGTATTTCATGTAACTTATCTTCAAAAATATAGTAATTTATAGGATTTTTATGAGCCTGCTGTTTGCGTATTGTATAACAAATACCAGTTCTTTCGCCAAAATTAGTTTGTTTAATAATTGGATCAATATGCATTATACACAATAATTTATATATGTTTCCGATTTTTTCTGGATTTTGAACAAATTTTAAATCTGAATTGAAATAATAAACTAAATCGTTTTTACCCCATGTATTTACAAGATTAGAATTACAATTAATTCCAATAGGAGCTAATATCCATCTAACAACATAACGTTTATTTAAAGGATTTCCTTGAACAACTTCAGGATATATTATAATTGCATTATCATCTATATCATTTATATCTATATAATCATTAAAACATGAATTTATTATTTTTTGATTATTACTATCAAACATTTTTACACAAATACTTGGAATTTCTAAGTCTTTGATATGTTTTCCTAAGTTATAAAGCGCTAGAACACCACCACTATTTTCTTGGAAATAATAAGTATATATAACTATTTTCATTTATAACATTTTTATATTTCTTTATATTTATATTTAAAATTAACATTTAGATATTAAATATAATATTTTTAAATGAGAATTTTAATCACAGGAGGAAATGGAAATATAGCAAAAATGATAAAAGATAATTTAAACTCAGAACTTTACCAAATAACAAACTTAACACGTACAGAATTAAATGTTTTAGATCAAATTGCTATTAAAAGTTACTTAGATAAAAACAAGTTTGATATATTGGTTCATAGTGCTATAATAGGAGGTAGAAGAACAAAAGAAGAAACTAGCGAAGTTGTATATTTAAATTTACTAATGTTAGAGAATTTACTACACTTTGCAGACAAATTTAAAATGATTATTAATTTTGATTCAGCCGCAATTTATGATCGTTCAACTGATATTTTGAACAGAAAAGAAGAAGATGTATATAATGTACCAACTGATTATTATGGTTTTTCTAAATATCTTATATATCAAAGATCGTTACCTTATGTGAATATGTATAATTTTAGAATTTTTAATATTTTTCATATCAATGAAGAACCTGATAGATTTATTAAAAGTTGCTTTCTCACAAAAAAGAAAATAGATGAAAATAGCTTTGTTACAATTTTTGAAGATAAATATTTTGATTTTATGTATGAAGATGATTTTGTAAAAATAATTAAATTCTATTTTGATCATATAGAAAAACAGTCAGTGTTAGAGAAAACTATCAATATATGTTATAATAAAAAATATAAATTATCAGATATAGCCTATTTGATTATAGGAGATTATGACAAAATGAAAATTATTAAAAAAGACTCTGATAAAAACTATTGTGGAGATAACCAAAAATTAAACCAAATTAATATTGAATTTTTAGGATTAGAAAAAAGTCTTGCCATCTATGCTTCTAAATTCATTGAGTAAACTATAAGTTTGTAATATGTCCGTTAGGTGTAAGTTCACGGTTTAAAAAAAACTTAAATTATGATCCTAAAGAATCTAAATAATCATAATATGATAAAAATTACATATAAGTAATTTTTATTTTTTACTATTGTGTGTAAACCAAAAATGTATTGTTCGTCATTAATAAAGAACCAAAAAGGGTAAGAATTCTTAAATACAATATATTATATTGATAATTACAATAATAAATCAGATAACTCATATATTAATACTTCAAGATTTTTAAAAATAAATGTAGATTTACCAAAGTCTTCTAGAACAATTAGACAAATGTCGTTTCCCATATTTTTTTTATCAGTCTTAATAAAGCCAGATAACTTGTCTATATCTAATTTTACTAAAAATTTTGGAGGAACCATACTTAATATTAGCTCGTTTATTTCGTTAAATAAATTAGTTTTTACAAAAAGTTTATTTATATAATACATACCTAATAGGACTGCTATACCATGTGGTATAAAATAATTTGTTGCACCTTCTAAAGCATGGCCTATAGTATGACCATAATTTAATACTCGTCTTTCATTCTTTTCTAATTCATCATATTCAACTATCGTTTTTTTTATTTCTAATGATTGTTTAATAATATCAACATAATTTTTAGTATTGTACATTTCTATAAACTTATCAACTTCTTTTTGACCAGCTATAATAGCTAACTTAAGTGATTCTCCTAAACCAGATATTATCATATTATGATCAAGTGTTTCTAAAAATTTATCAGATATTATAACTTTCGAAGGAGATACAAACAATCCAAGCATATTCTTTCCACCTCTATTTAGACATACCTTTCCACCAATACATGAATCTGTCATAGCTAACATTGTTGTAGGTACTAGTAGCCATTTAATACCACGCTTATACATAGCACATAAAAAACCACTTATATCCTGAATTATACCACCGCCAATAATTATCAGTTTATTCTTTTTAGTAAAATTATTTTCGGATAACTTATCTAATGTATTTAGTACTGTATCCATAACTTTATTATCTTCAATTGCTTCGATATAATATATCTTAGTATTTTTAATCTGTCCTTCAAAATATTTATCAGCAACTATATAATCTCCTTCTACAAAATTATCATTTATTATTTTATTTATGTTATCATTATTAATATGTACCTCATATACTTTATCATATGATTTTATAGATAAACTATTTATATATCTAGATTCTATTTTAAAATCTGTATTTCCAACACTGAACATTATTTATTAGAATTATTTTTAATTATAAATTAATTATATTTTTTTATTCCACAAAAACCCAGATCTACCATTATTGATTGTCCTGTAATACCTGTATTATCTATTAGTAAAAATTTTACTGTCTTCCAAACATCGTCTAGTGTCACTAATCTTCCAAATTTCATATAATTTTTTAAATATTCTAATTGTTCAGCTTTTAGTGTATTACGTGTCATTTCATTGTCTATAGGTCCTGGACATACATTATTTATCAATATATTTCGAGCAGATAATTCATATGCAGCAGACTTAACTAGACCAGATAGGGCTGATTTAGATATACTATAAGATAGTTTATTATCTCTCGATAATTTTTCCCATATAGAACTAATAATAACTAGTTTGCTTCCATCTTTAAGTATATTTTTATTAATCATATATTGTAATGTATTTACAATAAATACTACATTTGTATCTAATAAACTAGTTAGTTCAATTGTATTTTCAATATTATCATTAACATTAACTCCATGAGCCCAAACTACACCATCTAATTTTCCACATATGTCTAATATCTCTAAATTATTACTAGTTAAGTAATATATTTTTTTAGTAGAATCCTCTTTTTCTTTTTTACTAGTTGTTACATATATAGTATGACCAATTTGTAATAATTCATCTACTAACTTATAACCAATTGAACCTGTTCCACCAACAATTAAATATTTCATATATATTTATATATATATATGAAATATTTATAAATATATATTATTAAAAATGATTACACACTTATATTTTTAATTTATCGCGTTCTTGTTGTCTTTCAAAATCGCTAGGTCCATTTGTATGAAAATAAGGAATATATTCATAATGTTGTTTTAGTTCACTTTTTTGTCTTTGTTACCCTGCGTTTTTTAGAAATTGCTTCTTCTTGTTCAATTTCTTGAAGCCACCTCTTGTAACCATTTTCAAATTGTTCAAGCCATATATCTTTTAACATTGATTTTTCAGATATTTCAGGATTTTGCATTGGATATTCAACACCGTATTTTTTCATACACGTATCTTTCATTATTTCTGGAGACTGAAAAGGATTTTCAACTTCCACCAAATTGGACTCGTCATTTTAGTAATACAGCTGATCCCGATAGAACATACTAGGTTGATAGGTCAACAGGGCGTAGTCAATGGGATTTTCCTTATCCGGAATAAGAGGAAAGACGTCAACAATATTATGAAGTAGCAGAAGCTGAACGTCAAGCTCTTATTGAACGTGTACAAGCTGAACGTCAAGCCCGTATTGAACGTCAACAAGAAGCTCGGAATGGTAGCGATCTACGTGAAAATTTGGAATTCATAACTAATAATAATTTTGATCAACTTAATATGGAAGTATTGGGTTCAATATCAAAAATGATATTAGAAGATAATCAACGTCCTATAAATAGATTAACCTAATTTCGTCTTATATAATGAATTTAGAGTCAATGATTTATATGTTAAGAGATAGAAATGTGCATTCTGTTTTAAAACATCTTTGCGAAAAGATTTTTGAAGAAATGTATGAAAAACTAGTCAAAGAAAAGAAACTAATTGATGATGGACTTACAACGCATGATGAAGCAGATACTGCAAATTTAATTCGACAATTAGATGGATTAAATTATATATATAATAGATTTATGAATGCTATAAATAATATATCATAATAAATTTGTAATCAAAAACCTCTTTTTAGAAACTTCAATTATGAAATGGTTGTATTTTTGGATTTTCCAATTAAAATTATAGGAACTACATTCTAGTAATGGAAAAATTATGAAATCCTGACACCAGATAATTAATATTTAATCTTTAATATTCAAAAAATTTCAAATTTTACGTAATTTATGTAGATTATATATAAAATGAATATTCCGGATACACATTATGTTCGTTTAATATTTAGAATTGATCAATATGTAACTAAACCACATATAGATATTTGGAATGCATTAAAAAAAGAATGTGAATATAATAACGCAAATCAAGAAATTGTTAGAGAATGGTTATCTATGTGTAAAACAGAAACAGTGTGTAATTTGCCATATTTTGATTGTTCAGAAGGTGGGATTGGTAGTTTTAATACTAAAAAAATTCGATTTAGACCATTTTATAGTGATATAACTGGCTTTAAAGATAATTATATTATATTTGATGTTCAAAATACTAATGAAGAACAATGGACTTTGGATGAATTAGATGATTTAATTTATGGTTTTGTTAAATATTCAAATGAATATGTTATTAAAGATTGCATACAAGGTGTTATCGAATTTGTAAATAAAAATAATTTTGATGAAAATTACTTATAAATAATACATTCAACACTTACAAGAACTCATTTGAATTGTAGATACTGATTCTCTCACGCATAATACACCTTTTATAGGATATTAAGCGACTATGTAAAAGAAAATAATAATACTTACAAAGTATTATTATGTAAGACACTTAGTTGTCTCTTTTTAATGATCTTTTGCGGATTTCCAACGTGATAAATATAAATTTGAAAATATAATAATATAAATATATTTATATTATTATAAAAATATGTCTCGTTCACCACCTCATAATCGGCCACGTGATCTTTTGCAAAATGACGAACGGCAACTTCCATTCGGTTGGGAAGAACGTATTAGCAATAATGTTGATCCAAGCAGAGTATATTACACTAATGGAAGACAAAGTCAATGGAATTTTCCAAATCAGGAAGCAGAATATCAAGCTCGTATTCAACTTGCACAAGCAGAAGAACGTCAACGTGTACAAGCGGAAGAACGTCGAGCTCGTCACCGTATTCAACGTGCACAAGGGGTAGAACGTCGTGCACAAGCAGAAGAACGTCAACGTGTACAAGCAGAAGAACGTCAACGTGTACTAGCGGAAGTACGTAGAAATAGTGAGATTGGTCTCAATCTACAGGAACATTTAGAATTATTAACAAGTATTAATCATTTTAATGATTATAATAGGGGTATAGTATTGGGTACATTAAGACAATTTATACTTAATGATAATATAGAACCTCCTATGAACCAATGGAGCGTTCGGGTGTATATAGAAGATTTACAGCATTTAATTGATTTTTTAGAAAATCCAGTCGTACATTCTGATTTAAAATTTCTTTGTGAAAGGATTTTTGAAGAAATGTATAAAAAACTAGCCGAAGAAAAGAAACTAATTGATGGTGGACTTATAAGGGATGATGAAAGAGAGACTGCAGAAATAAATTCTCATTTAATGAAGTTAAATTCTCTATATGCAGAATTTAGAGAGATTATACCCCAATAAATTACTAACCAAACGTTGATTTATAAATAATCAAAAACCTCTTTTTAGAAACTTCAATTATGAAATGGTTGTATTTTTGGATTTTCCAATTAAAATTATAGGAACTACATTCTAGTAATGGAAAAATTATAAAACACCAAATGCAAGATTATAATTTTATACATTTTCGATGTAGAATACTAAGTACCCATCGAACAACTTGATAAATATAAATTTGAAAATATAATTATATTTATATTATTATAAAAACATGTTTAATAATATACCAGAAAATAGATCTCGTTCACCACAACGTTATCAGCCACGTGACCCTTTGCAAAATGACGACCGGCCACTTCCACTCGGTTGGGAAAGACGTATTAGCGATAATGTTGATCTAGGTAGAGTATATTACACTAATGGACGACAAAGTCAGTGGAATTTTCCAAAGCAGGATCAAGATCAATTTTTTGTTATAGCCTAAGCTAAACGTAAAGCTCGTATTCAACGTAAAAATTCTGGGTTTTTTAGCCCATTTCTGGCAAATCAAGATATATCTCCTGAAGTAAGGGAAGCAAATAGAAGACGTGAATATGAGATGGAAGCATGGGCTCGTCAACATCACCCAACTCCTAGTTTTTCGAGCCCATTTCTGGCAAATCAACATATATCTTCTGAAGTAAGGGAAGCAAATAGAAGACGTAATGAAGAGATGGAAGAATGGGCTCGTCAACAGGCCCTACAAGAACAACAACGTGAAACACCTTATCAAAGGAATGAAAGAATTGCAAGAGAACAAAGAGAATCTCAACGACAGAGAGAACTTGCTGAAATTAGACGAATAGATGCACTGCGACAAGCACAACTTCGGGCAAATTATAACCAACAAAATTCATCAGCATCTCAATTTGATCAACAGGAGGCAATATGGCAACAAGAACGACAAAGAAGAATAGACAGTGATAGACCTTAGTAGATTATTAGAAATTATTTTGATAAAACTAACAAATCGTTCAAAAGGAAGAAGAATGAAAGTATAATTCCATTAGATTTTTTTTAAAAATTTCTAATGCTTTTATTGAAACAAAAAGTCTATAATAATACTTTGTGAGTATTATTACAATATGTAAATAACATTCTGCTTAACTAATGATCTCAATTCGATTGCCTTCTTTGTCATACACCCAGATCTCACACAGATATCCTAAAGCCTTGACAGCTTCGTGCTTTATTAAAACTTGATCTTTTTTTGCAGCTAGAGTATAAGTTGATTTTACTTCTACACATAAATTTTGATCAGGTATAAATATATCAACATAATATCTTTTTCTTTTTCCTTCATACTCATACCAAACTTCTGGAACACTTATACGATCATTTAATATATTTTCCTCAGAAACTCCGGATTTTATAAAATGTTCGATAGCAAAATTCTCATAACCTTGATAATGTATTATTTTACCAGATGGTAATATGTAATTTTTATATTTAAATGTGGATAACATTACTTTTTCTGCTATTTCAGCATTTTGCATTGGATGTGGAACACCGTATTTTTTCATACATGTATCTTTCATTTTGTCTTTAACTTCTGGAGACTGAAAAGGGTTTTCGACACCATAATTTTCTATACATGTATCTTTACCTTTTTGCCTAACTTCTGGAGATTGAACAGCGTATTCAAAACCATATTTTTTCATACATGTATCTTTCATTTTGTCTTTAACTTCTGGAGATTGACCAGGGTTTTCAACACCGTATTTTTCAATACAAGTATCTTTCATTTTTTGCCTAATTTCTGAAGATTGACCAGGGTGTTCAACACCATAATTACCCATACAAGTATCTATTTTTTTCTTTTTAATTTCTGGATACTGTGACGGATTTTCAAAACTGTATTTTTCAATACAAGTATCTTTCATTTTTTGCCTATTTTCTGGAGATTGACTAGCGTATTGAACACCGTATTTTTCCATACAAGTATCTTTACTTTTTTCTTTAAATTCATCGTACTGAAATGGGTTTTCTACACCATATTTTTCAATACAAGTATCTTTGATTCTTTGTTTAATTTCTGGAGATTGACCAGCGTATTCAAAACCATAATTTTCCATGCATGTATCTTTAGCTTTTTGCCTAATTTCTGAAGATTGACAAGGGTGTTCAACACCATAATTACACATACAAGTATCTATTTTTTTCTTTTTAATTTCTGGATACTGTGACGGATTTTCAACACCATATTTTTTCATACAAGTATCTTTACTTCTTTTTCTAACTTCTGGAGATTGTAATGACCATTCTACTCCGTAATTTTTCATAAAAGTAGCCTTGGTTTTATTTTGTGCATTTTTCAAAGTACATAATTTACATAGTAAATTATCTTGTTTTATTATTGCTCTAAAATTTTTAGAGGTTTCTAAAAAACAATTAGAACAACTACCAGTTATTAAAGTATCTCTAGTAAGTTTAATTTTAGAATAGTCTTCTGATAAAGAGATTTGTTTCTTTACAATAAATTCGGATAATAGTTTATAATCAAATCGCCGATTTTTTACAACAGATATTATTGACTTCATTTTACAAATTATTAATAATAATAGTTGATTATTTCACTTTTATTTTTTGTTTTTTGTTGCCCTCCGTTTTTTAGCAACTGCTTCTTCTTGTTCAATTTCTTGAATCCATCTGTTATACCCATTTTCGAAGTTTTTAAGTTCTTCAAGCCATATTTTCTTTTCACTCTTAGCCCTTAATCCCTCCAATTTTTCTTTCAAAGAGGCAATATCCTTATTAAGTTCTTTAATCTTATCAGCTGTGAAGGTTCTAACTTGCATCCGAAGTAAATAATCATATCCTCCTTCGCCTTCAGTCTTCTTTGGGTCCTCGTTATAGCCTCGCGCAGTTAATACTTCAACAATATCACGCTCATTTTCATTCATAATCGATATAGTCTTACTTACAACTTCTGATACAAATCTTTCTTTGTTTCCAAGATACCTAATCTCTTTCTCTAATGCATCAAGCTGATGCCTTTTTCTTTTTTCGTAAAACTCAAATCTAACTCTGCAAAAATTGTCTAAAATTGAGTCTACAGTGTCGTGTTTCTTTATTTGTAATTTTTCATTGAACATAACCATATTAGAGGTATAGAGATATGAATGAAGTTTTAAACTGTCCAAATCGCATCTAAAATCATCTCCTTCTGTGAGTACAAAATGAACTTTTTTTGTTGATGAATAATTTGATACAGTCTTGAGTTTTTTCTCAGCTTTTAAATCTTCACAAAATTCTGCAAAATTAGAAGTCCACATAGAAACAGGTAATTCTTTAACTTCGACAGTACCTTTTTTTCCTTCTTCAACAATTCCATATGAAATAAACCTATTTTCAGCATTCTTTTCTATCTCTCCTATAAATCCACGATACCAAGGTGTGAATTCAGGAAACATGCTAACAATATTTGTTGGATCATCAGGATCAGACACTAAAACCTCACCATCATTTTCCAACCAAATTTTAATAGCTTCTACCATATCAAGAGGATTGTAGCAAGGCACTTTACACGAGAAACCTGTTCCTATCCCAGCTGAACATCCATTGATTAACATCATCGGAATAATAGGAACATAAAATTCTGGCTCGATAAAATTACCACAGTCATCTCGCACATATGTTAAAATAGCTTCGTCTTCTTCTCTAAAAATAAGTTCTGTTAGAGCATCCATCTTTGTAAAAATATACCGGGAATTTGCCGAGTCAGACCCCCCTTCAAGCCTTGTCCCGAACATACCGTCGCGATACAAAAGAGGTATATTATTGCTTCCTGGAAATTCTTGTGCCATTCCAATAATAGTTTCAAACAAATTATTCTCACCATGGTGATAATCTGAATGTTCAGCTGTGTATCCACCTAATTGTGCTACTTTAAGACTTTTTCCAGAATACTTCAGATTTCTTTTCTTTACAGCGTATAGAATTTTTCGCTGTGACTCTTTCAGACCATCAATTCCGTTTGGAATGCTTCTAGCACAATCAGCGTGTGAGAATTTGATGAGTTCTCCGTTTATAAAATTTGTAATACTCATCGAAGTTGTCTTTCCTTGGTCATCAAGAGAAAAAGTGTACGCTTCTGGATTATATTGTTCCAGCCAAATTTTTCTAGCATCTGCACTTTTCTTGTGAAAAGCTTTTACCATACTAGCTAAAGATTGGTCATCATTGACAAATTCTACCATCTTCAACCCAAAAGTATCAGGGACATCTTCCGCTTTTGTAGTACCGAGTCCCTTATAATACTTAACATTCAATTTGCTAGTTTGTTCACCAAGGAAATTATGAAATCTACGTTCATCATAAAATAATAAATCACCAGTCTTTTTGATTACACGAGCGATAGGTGTTTGCATACTTACAATAAATGGTTGATCTCTTTCTAAAAGGGTAGGATAGAGAGAGTGAAAGAAGTTCAAGATGAGTCCACAAATATGCAAACCATCCACATCTGAGTCACAAGTTATACAAATTCTCCCATATGCAAGTTTCTTAAAATTGCTTTCATCTTTGTAATCTACACCTAGTTTCAACTCAAGAGCATGTATCAATGAGCAAATAACTTTGTTTGCAGAAATAGTTGCTACTGGTTTATCTCGCACATTTAGCAACTTTCCTCTAACTGGCAATATACCATTCCAGTCACGACCAGATCTTTGATATAAACCCTCTTCAATTCCTGCTACTACGTATGTTTTTGCTGAAAGACCCTCTGTGATAAAAAGAGTACAATGTATACTGTCTTTAGTACCTGACTTGTTTGCTCGGTCGTATCCTTCAATTTTTGTCTTTTTAGAAACTTTTTCAATCTTTTTAAGTACTACCATTTCTTTTGCCATAATTATCTGTTCAATATTATCCATAATCGACCATTTGCAAATTTCAGCAATATGTGTTTTCTTAACAACCGCTTCTACAGCAGGAGATTCTAGCTTATTCTTGTCTTGTCCATCAAACTCTGGTCTAACAACTGTAGATACGACAAACAATCGAAAGAACTGACGAACATCAGTAATATTAATTTTAGGTGTTTTACTCTTTGCACTTTTTCCGTTAAACTTATCTACAATTGGTCTAAATAATGCTTCTGCCCAAGAGTCTACATGCTGTCCACCTAGACGAGTGTATACACCATTGACAAACGAAATTGCTTGATATTCTTTTGCTGGTGTAATCAAGACTTCTGCATCTTTTATCTTGATGAGAAGAGACTCATCTGTTGGTGTATCATAAAGTGCCGAATATTGAGTAAGTGTCTTTATTGGAATAAGTTCATCATTAAAATATACTTCTACTTTAGACAACATCGACGCATCAATAATGTAGCGAGAGTACAAACGAATTATATCTTCTGTATAACCTTTCTTCAAAGCAAAATGTTCAAAGTCTGGAATCCAAGATACTTCTGTATAACCTTTGGAAATTTGTGTTTCTTTAGTAATTTCCGGTTCAGATGTATCTCTCATATTTCTAGTCCATGTTTGAGAAAGTGTTTTCTTTTCTTTGGGATCAAAACCTTTTACTGTAAATTTTGTTGAAAAAACATTTGTCAATTTAATACCAAGACCATTACGACCAGATACAATTCTTTCTTCCCCATCTTGATAATTTGAGCCCGTTAAAAGTTGCCCGAATATCATACTATGATTGTAGCAATCTTGTTCGGCATCTTTTTCAATAGGTACAATGTCGCCATCATTCCAGATAGAAGTCTCACCTGTCAATGCATTAAGAGTTACTTTAATCATAGTGCACGGTGTTTTAGTTTTACTGCTTCTTTCTACATTATCGATCGCATTTGAAAGTGCTTCGACAAATATACGAAGTATAGCTGGTGATGTAGATATTTCTTTTTGAAAAATTTTCCATTCATTTTCTTTCTTTTCAGCAATAAATTCCGTAATAGCTCTTGGTCGTGTTGAACCAACATACATATCTGGACGCAATAAAATATGCTCAATTGGATCTTTTTTCTCATAACGTTTTTTATCAACAACAGTCTTTGGAGGCATTTTTATTTAATATTAAAAATCATCCTTTTTAATATCAATTTTATTTTTATAATTTACATCTTTTTGTCTATATATTGTTTATCAAAATATTTATGAATTCATCTTGAAAAGCAGAATCTTCTATATCCGAACACTCAATTTTTACATTATCATTCGATTCTATTAACTCACTTATTCTTTCTCTTACTGAATCAAATAACATCTTTGTCAAAATCTTTCCACCATAATCTGTTATTATATCACCTCTTATATCCTTATACTTTATAAATGTAGGATTTGAACAATCTTCTTCAATAAGTCGATCATTTAAAGGATAACATAAAGCGTAATCAGCAAATCCTTCTGGACCTCTTAATATATGTTCTATTGTTAAGAACGTTGCATTTTCTATTAACCACTCTTCTGTGATTACCAAATCATTTAGTTTATCAGATGATGTAATAAGTGGTCTGGCGCAATTCTTTCCTGTGAGTTTTGCCATTGTTCTATTGAACAAACCTGGTTTTGTTTCTAGTTCTCTGATAGAACTCTCATTCATAACAATATCTTTATAAGCAGTTGGATTTTTTACACATTCTTCTGATGCAAATTTACTAGCTTTTCTCTTAAGAGGTAAATGTACTCTCTCTATCAAATGAACATTTTATAATCAACAACGTGTTCACCGTTAACATCAATGTGATGAAATGTACCACGTTCTGTGTCGGTACACACTATCTGAGATTTGCCATCTGAATCTGTAGAAAGATACTTGTGTATAACTTGAGCGGCACCTTTTTGACCTTCATAAAAATAATTTTTTGTATATTTTTCATCGATTATACTCTCAACACGAGCCTGAGATAAATCAAGAGGAGTAAGATTTGAAAATAAAAATATCATTAACTTTTATTTTATAAACGCAATACATTCTCTTATTGTATTCGAAAAAAAATCAATACTAATTCCTTCTGGAAGCAAGAATCTCTCACGGTTTGCTTGTTCTCTGTA